GGTAATGCGCACCCCGGTCGGGCGCTAGTCATGGAGTTGGTCTAAGGGGGTTATATGGCACTGACTCAACAAAAGATTGCCGACCATCTTGACCTGAGCCAGGCGGCTGTTAGCCAATTAATGGTGGAGTTGGGTGTTGATTGGAAGGCCATGACGCTCGACAAGATTCGCGTGGCGTATATCCGGCGGCTGCGGGAGCAGGCGGCGGGGAGGGCGGCGGTCGGCGATCTCGATCTGGCCGGCGAGCGGGCGGCGCTGGCCAAGGCGCAGCGGGAGCGGATCGAAATGCAAAACGCAGTAACGCGCAGCGAGTTGGCGCCGGTGGTGCTGATCGAAGAGGTGCTGACGAAGGCCGCGTCGAAGACGGCCGGCATCCTGGATGCGATCCCCGGCATGATCCGCCGCCGCGTGCCGGTCCTGACGGCCGACGATATTGGCCTGATCGCCGGCGAGGTGGCTAAGGCCCGCAACATGGTGGCGGCGATGTCGCTGGCGGATCTGACCGATGCTGCCGACAGTGCAGACGTATCGACAGCCGGCCCGGAGCCGATCGCCTGATGGATCTCTCCGAGCACACCCGCTTCGTGATGCCGACGCTGCAGCAGCATGTGCAGCGCGGCCTGGCGGCGTTCGGGGTGCCAGAGCCAATGTCGCTCGACGAATGGGCGCGGGAGCATTTCTACCTGTCGGCCGAATCGTCTTACGTCGAGCAGCGCTGGTCGCCCTGGTGGTTTCAGAAAGCCATCATGGCCTGCATCAGCAACGACGACATCCGGGAAGTGGATTTCCGCAAGTCGGCGCGGGTCGGCTACACCAAGATGCTGCTGGCCGCGATCGGCTACTTCGCGCAGCACAAGCGCCGCAACCAGGCGCTGTGGCAGCCCACCGACGACGACCGCGACGAGTTCGTCAAGACCGAGCTCGACCCTATGCTGCGCGACGTCGCGGTGATGGAGTCCGTCTTCCCGGCCTACCTCAAGCGCGACAAGGACAACACGCTGCAGGCCAAGAAGTTCCTCGGGTCCATGGCGCACATGAAGGGTGGCAAGGCGGCCAAGAACTACCGCCGCATCAGCGTGGATACCGCGTACCTTGACGAGTACGACGCTTTCGACAGCAACATCGAAAAGGAAGGCGACCCCGGCACGCTGGCTGCCAAGCGGATCGAGGGCGCAACATTCCCCAAGCTGGTAGTTGGTACCACGCCCAAGCTCAAGGGCTTCTCCAACATCGAGAAGCGCGAGCGCGAGGCCGGCATTTTTCTGCAGCCGCACATCCCCTGCCCGGAGTGCGGCGAGTATCACGCGCTGACGTGGGGCGGTAAGGACGAGCCGCACGGCTTCAAGTGGACCGACAACAACGCCGAGACCGTCCGCCACCTGTGCCCGCATTGCGGCGCGTTGATCGACCAGGCGCAGTACCTGGCCGTCGCCGATCGCGGCCGGTACCAGGCTGAAGACGGCACCACCTGCGACAGCGCCGGCATCTTCCGCAACGCCGTCGGCGAGATCATCCGACCGCCCGAGCATGTGGCCTTCCATGTCTGGAGCGCCTATAGCCCTAATGTTTCCTGGATCAGCATTGCCCGTGACTTCCTCGCGGCCTACCGCGAAAGCGGCGAGGGCAAGAAAGAGAAACTGCAGGCCTTCTGGAATACCACTCTCGGCGAGTACTGGGCCGAAGAGTATGAAAAGTCCGACGAGAACGAGCTGCGCGCCAGGGCCGAGCCCTACAAGCTAGAGCGCGTGCCCATGGGTGCCGTGCTGCTGCTGGCCGGTATCGACACCCAGCCCAACCGGCTGGAATGCGTCGTATGGGGCTACGGTCGCGGCTGTGAAAAGTGGGTGGTCGCGCACCGTATTTTTTTCGGCAATCCCGATGAGGATGAAGTCTGGCATGACCTGGAAGAGTTCATCTTCGAAACTGAATTTACCCACGCGAGCGGGCGCACCCTGCGCATCGTCGGCGCCGCGATCGACACCCGTGGCCACAACACCCATGCCGTCTATAACTTTTGCGCCCGGCATGCCCGGCGCAAGGTGTTCGCCATCGCCGGCCGCAGCGGGCGCGAAAAGCACATCCGCGACGGCGCCAGCAAGGTCGATATCGACTGGAAGGGGCGACTGCGCAAGAATGGTCTGGTGCTTTGGTGGGTCGGCACCAACCACGCCAAGGATCTGATCTACGGTCGCCTGCAGATCGCCAGCCCAGGCCCCGGCTATATGCACTTCAGCCAAGAGCTACCCGACGAGTTCTTCAAGCAATTTACCGGCGAGGCCCGCACCACCCGCCGCACCGTGCGTGGCGAGGAATCCACTTGGACCGCGATCAGGAAGCGCGTCGAGGCCTGGGACTGCACTGTTTACGCGGTATGGCTGGAAACCTACTTTGAGTTGTCCAAGAAAGGGCCGAAGTTTTGGGATGACCTGGAGGCCAAAGTGCAGCCCCTGGTCGCGGATCTCTTTGATGCGGAAAATCTTCCGCCGCCCAAAGTCGGCGCTGATGATACAGCGGCTGATGAGGCGCCACCGCCATCACGCCGCGCCCGCCCACGCGGCGGCTTTGCCAAGCACTGGTGACGACAATGGGCATCTTCGACGATGACATCGTGCGCGACATTCTGGCTCGGGTAGTACAGGCCGCGCAGAGCGGGCAGGGCGGATTCACTGATGCCATGGCGGAGCAGATAGAACGTCAAGTCAAGGCCGACTGGGGTGGAAGTGAGCCCTATATTCGTCACGATATCGAAAGCCGGCGCATCGAGCGCAACGACAAGATCCTTGCACTATGGGAGTCTGGCCAGCGCGACGTGCGGGTAATCGCCACACGCTTTGGCTTGAGTTGCAAGCAGGTGCGGCGCATCGTTGACAAGTAGGACATCGCTCCCCTGAACGATGTCCCTGTCGATCGCCATGCTGTGCGTTATGGCCATCGACATCCCTACCTCCGAGCCCGCCAAAGTACGGGCCGGCGACACCGTCACCTGGCGCAAGACGCTGGCTGACTACCCAGCCACCGCCGGCTGGACGCTGTATTACAGGCTGTTGAACAGCCTGGGCAAGATTGACATTACTGCCACGGCTGATGGTAGTGATCACCTGGTAGCTGTAGATAAGACCACCACTGCCGGCTGGCGATACGGTGATTTCAGCCTGCTGTCGTGGGTCGCCAGTTCCACCGAGCGTGTGAGCTTGCCGCAAAGGCGGATTGTCGTGCTGCAGGATTTCGCCGCGCTGACCAATGCCGGGGCCGACCTGCGCAGCCAGGCTAAGCAGATGCTGGATGCGATTGATGCTGCGCTGTTGTCGCTATCCACCGGTGAGCGTCTGGCTGTCGTAGAAGCCGAGGTTGCCGGCCGCCGCCTGAAATACAACCTGACCGGCTTGATGCAACTGCGCAACCTTTACGCCGCCCAGGTGCGCAGCGAGGAAGCCGCCGAGCGCGCATCGCTCGGCCTGGCGCCGAAAAACAAGATCGTCGTGAGGCTGTAAATGCCGATGCCCGCCTGGCTTTCCCGTTGGTTGCCCGGCCGTTCGGTCGGCGCCAAGCGCCGCTTCGATGCCGCGCAATACAACCGCCTCACCCACTCCTGGATGGCCTCCGAGCGCAGCATCAATACTGAACTACGCGCCGACCTCGATGCCTTGCGCCGTCGCGCCCGCGACTTGGCCAAGAATTCGCCGCTGTCGAAAAAGTTCCTGCAGATGGTGGTTGGCAACGTTGCCGGCCCGCGCGGCTTCGGCTTGCAGGCGCGCGTCAAAAACCCGGACGGCTCACCTGACAAGCTGGCCAATGACGCCATCGAGACCGGCTTTGCTGACTGGTCGCGCGCCATATATTGCGATGTCGCCGGCCGCCTCAGCTTCCGCGACATGACGCGCGCCGTGATTCGCGCCATTGCCCGCGACGGTGAGGCCCTGGTGCGCATCCGCGAAGGTGCGGCCAATCCGTACGGCTACGCCCTGCAGCTGCTCGACATCGAGCGCCTGGATACCACCCTCAACCGCGAGCCGTCCGCCGGCCGCAATCAGATCATCATGGGCATCGAGCTCGATGGTGATGGTCGCGCCGCCGCTTACTGGCTGGCCACCAACGCACTGGGGCGCGACCCCACCGGCAAGAAGTTGCAGCGCGT